GCACACTGGATTCCAATTTAGGGATGATGGAAAGCACGTTGCAGTTCAAGCCCTCCAAACCTTCCGTGATTTCATCCTGGAACCATTCCAAGCCAAGGATATCCGCATTGACGTATGTCGATGATATGAAGAATAGAGAGACGCGCTGCCGTGCCTTTATCCATCGTTGTTCCCACCGTTCCATATTACGCTTGGCCAACTGCATAGATTTTTCCGCTTTCTCCACTTTAAATGCCAAGGAACGGTCTGTACGGTAAGCTTTCTTCAATGCTTCATATTCCTGAAGATGGGAAACATAGGTCTTCTTGGTGTCATTATACACCAATCCAGCACGAAGGGCAAGCATGATTTTCTGCTTATCGTTCTGCTTGGACATCTTCAGAATCCAATCATATTCACCCAAATGGTTGGGATTCGGCATATCGGTGGTAAGTGTTCTGCTGCGGTACCAGACTGAATCTCCGTACTTGACATAAAAACCACGGACGGCTTTCAACAAGTTGGTGAACTTTTCCTCCGGAAAGTACTTGACTTCATCGCCGAATACTCCGACATATGAACGGCCGGCACCAATGGCCATACGGTCCAAGGATATGAATGTAAAGTTGAATCCCGTATAGAACACCATGGTATTGCGCCAATCGGAGCAAATGTTGTACATACGAAGCTTCCATTCTTCAGGAGGGTTCTCATTGATCACGTAATGAGTACCATACTCCCACCCCAATAATGCAAGCCCATCGATGAGGGAAGGAATCACATTCTTATGCAAATCAGAATAGGTATCAGCCACCCATGCAAAAGGAGCGCCTGGACAATCCATTGCGACCTCCTGTACACGTTCAGCCAGCACTTGAACTGTCTTGGCAGAAGCACGTCCGGCTACCCAATAGAGCGACCAGGGCATGATGATAGAGAGCAGTTGTGCCACCCAGTTACCGAAGCGGACTTCGACATCATCCGTAATCTTGAGTTTTTTCTTGCGTGTCATCGAGCATTTCTTCTAATGAGGTTTCAATAATATTAGCATCCCGTTTCAGACGTTCACGGTCACGTTCGGAGATATCCGGAATACTGTCAATCTGCTGAGCCAAAAGAGTACGGTCAATGGAAGGAATACCAATCATATTAGAATCGGTCGTGTAGACCTTGATAGGCTTATCCTTCGGTTGTTCACGCTTGACTGGATCTTCTTTATCCAACTGCTTCACCTTCCAGGCTTGAATCTTCAAGTTACCGTAAATCTCCATATCCTTGGGAGATTTGGCCGATAGCAATACAGCTTGAGCTGCTTTTTGCAGATCCTCAAAAATCATGTTCCGATGTGCCCGGTTCTCAATCGTATCATCGAGGAAAAAGAGATTCACAGCCTCATTATACATCTCACGGGCACGAGGTCGGGAACAGTTGAAAGGTTCATGCATCAATAAATTGATAGCCTGGTCCTTCCCATATTTGCGATGAATGCCTACAATGGCATACAAGGCATTGTAGTAATCTTGTTCTTCAGGTGTGAGTTGTTCTTTACAACCGCTCTGGATATAATCCTGAAGGATGTGGTAGTAACTCTTATCAAACATCTAAATCACCGAAAAATACGTTATTGATATTATTCTTGAACTCCAATTGCGCCCGGAACTTGTCCAAGCGCTGCGCCTGGGTGACATTCTCACCCGTAGCTGCTGCATCCGTCATAGATATACCCTCCTTGGCCTGCTGTACCAGTCTGCCACGGTCATAGTGATATTTCAATGGTGAATGAAGCAAGGTAAAGTAGAACATGAAATCACCCACATCGATGTCATAGTACATCGCTATCTGTTGCGGTGTATATCCGATGGATGCCAATTTCTCATATTCTTCGATATTGATTCGACCGAACCATTTAGGGCGTTCTGTCCAAACATTAATTGCCGATTCTGAATTCATATACTTTATGCGATTTAAGAAATACGTATTGTTCTTCAAGTGCATTCTCGCCATAGTTACCTGAACCTTCGACCACATAATGACCGGATTCAGTATCCAGACAAGTCACTTTCTTGTGTGTCCAACCATAAGTCAAGGTAATGATCCCCTCATTGTGCAACTGTTTTAACCGTTGGAATATTTCCGGCATACGGAATTTCAGCGTTTCTGAGACATGCAGATGAATGGTACCAATCAACCCTTTGTCTCTCCAACGGAGCAAGGCATTGATGATGCGTTCATTGGTTGAATAGGTAGCAATGTATAGATGACTGACATGCCCGGCATTCTTGATCAAGTAAACAATGAAGGTAAATGCCGTGAAACTTTTACGTGTCTCGATGAAAAAGGCTTCACCATTCTCCGGCAAACGGCCACAAAGCTCACGCAGATTATTCAGCTTGAAAGTCAATATACTTTCAAACCTTTGTGAGAACATCCGGGATTGACGTACTTCGGCAAACAATTCATCGAGATCGAAATATCTATTCTTCATCCAATAACCTGTTTACTTCTGCCAGTTCCGTCTGATATGCGTTCAACCGTTCTCGACGCTGGCCATCCAAATGCGGTTTGTCACCTCTCTTCATCTCGGACTGCACCCGCCAAATGTTATTCTCCAGCTGCTGCTTGCGTTTCATCAATTCCTTGACTGACATGACGAGCAAATTCTTGCGACGAGCAAAAGCCGCAAAAATAGGATGCTCACCCAATATGGCCTTGTGCTTTTGATAATAGTTCAATTCTGCCCATATTGCACGGTTCTCCATATAGCTGACCAACAGTTCACGTGCAACCTTGGCACATTCCTCCAGACTACGGCATTCTCGAAGCTTAGGATGCAACCTCACATAGTCGTGATAACGGGAGAACTTGCGTGAAGCCAATGCCTCCAATTCAACTGGACAATCCGGTTGATCCAAGAAAGGGAATTCTTCACGAAAAGGTTTTGGTTTTTCCTTGAATACAACCACTTCTGCAGTCTGATGAACGACATGCAACGACTCGTCTACACCAAATTTCTGAACCAGCCACTCCACCATCATCTTCTTGTAACGGGATGGATTGGAAGATACCAGGCGTAATGCAAGAGAGGGTGCGCCCGCCCTTTTAATAAGCTGCACACCCTCTTGAGCGTTCGCACCTGACTTCAGCCAAGTGATGATATCCTGTTTCATTACACTTCGTACTTCGATTTGTTCGGATACATAACCTTCAATTTGTCTTGAAGGAATCCGCTCCACCCCTCTTTGCTGTAACGCATGAAGAAACGTTTATCCACCAATTCCTCAAACTTTGCCGGATTCGGGTTGGCAGAAACCACCGGAAGCAACCATTCGTTCTTGCGCCAATCAACCACTACTGGACGACCATGGGAACTGTAGTGTTGACAAATCTCCATGGTCAGAGGTTCATCAGGCATTGCCGTCAAATATTGCATTACCTGTTTGATATCAACACCAAAAGGTAATCCCGTATTAAATTCAAGTGATTCGGATGCTTTGGAAATCAACATGTGAGACACAGACAAAGGAGTCAACAAGAAAGTGTCCGGCATCATCAAAATGAATTCATCAGAGATATGTTCAACCAAAGTTACCTTGGCGAAGGCATCATCAATGATACTGTCTGTATCAACTGCAGGCAATGAAGAAGGTACATGAACCAGTTCTGGGCTGAACCAATCCTCTTTATCACCGATAACGACTACTTTGAAATCCGCTAACAAATGATCACACAAGGAACGGATAGCACAAAGCAACGCCATCGGTTGATGTACTGCCTTGTTATACGGGATAACGACACACAATTTCTTTTCAGTCTGTTTTGCTTCAGCTACTGAAGATTTTTGTTTATCTACATTCATGTTCTGATAGAATAAAAGCCGGCAGTCATCCGACTGCCAGCCGAGTTAACCTTAAATTAGATATCACAATCCTGTTGCATCAGCAGCAGGCAAACCAAGAACGGCGTTTACTTCATCATCATCCGTCATCGGGATGAGCGACTTCGCGATTCTGCCAAGAGGACCACTACGCAAGGAACTGGCCAACTGAACGGTGTTCTTGTTGCCTTCCTTGTTGTCCTGCGAGTTGTCCTGTGTCACTTGCAAAGGTGTACACGGAGTACCGGCAATCTTTGCATCATCACCCGAACAACCCATCACAATTGCACCGAGGTTCGCATTGATGTTGGCATTCATCATTTCGTCAAACTCCAAGCTGGTACCCGGATGTTCGAAATCGACATGATGGATATAGCCACGGGCATCGTCTTCACCTTCAGAATTAGCATAAATGTTAATCGTTGAAGGAGTAGCATACACACCGATCGGCTTCTTACCTTCAGCAAATTCAAAAGTTGTAACCTTCACACCCTTTTCGTCCTTTTCGAACTTCGCTACATCCTCCCAACGGAACAACACGATATACATTTTCTTTCCGGAAGAGCGACCAGCCTGGTCACTCTTCTTCTTCACGGAAACCATTGAATATGCTTCACCCATAATATTACCTCCTTTTCAAATTAGAGTCCATCTTCATCGGTTACTTCTGCAGCCGGGGAAATTTCGTTTACCAAAGCTTCAGGCAAGTAAGCGAAGATAGCTTCTGCAATCCAGAAACCGCAACCTTCACGCCATTCACCATAAATCTTGGCTTCGTAGTCCTGAGTAGCCATACGGAGCTTCTGATTCTTAGGATCACGCGACATGATGTGCTTGAAGTTCTCCTTCGGAGTGATGAAGAATGCTCCGGAACCACGCATACCTTCCAA